GCAAAGGTCGTCACCACCGTGTCAGGGCTGCAACTCGGAAGAGTGCTGGACCAGGTTTTGGACCAAAACTGGCCTTCATTCAGTCCGATGGTATGGACATTAATGACCTTCAAGAGGGAGAGGAAGTCGACGTTGAGTTGGTTGACTCTTATGGAGGTTCAGGTTGGTGGACCGTTGAGTATGGTGATGAAGATTGGCATTACTTGTTTTCGCAAGCTGCCAGGTCAGGCTGGGCTATGAATGTTTACACAGAACGAGCCAGCTTTGAAATTGATATACCAGAAGACGACTACGAGGAGTTGCTCATGAGAGGGACCCGTGGATCAAAGGCTGAAATGACTGTTACTGGTGGCAATCGCACACGTGAGGGTGCGAGGGATCGTTACCTTAAGCTACGTGAGGAGAGTGCCGTTGATACAACTGGGGCACCGTGCTTGTTCCATTTGTCCCACCTCCTGAAGGACACTAGGGACTGCACCAAAGAGAATTGTCTCTTCGCACACTGGACTGAGGACGAAGCCACAAAATTTTTAAACTCGGATGCTATGCTGAGCACAAAATCGGAGGTTGGCCACATTGTCAAATTGGTCAAGATGCTCAATTCTGAGCTAGTTCGTCGAAGGAAAAGCAAAGGACCAAAGAAGCAGCCTGCAAAACCGCAGTTGGAGGAGAAGGAGGAATTCAAGGAGGAAGCCCTGGTTTCAGGCTCCCCTCCACTGCACATGGAGGTGTTGCCAGCTGTAGTGACTGTTTGGGTTGATAATAAACACAATGGCACTGGTGTCGTGGTTCGTGACACATTGCTTACAGCACATCATGTTGTCGCAAAGTCGAAGAGTCCACCTGTCGTTCGCTACAACAATGTTGACACAGTTATGGTGCCATCTGATGAAAAGGAACCTCATGGTGGCCAACGTTTGCAGTCAGCAGAAGGAAAGTTCACTGACATTGTTGCATACAAACTGTTGCCGAATTCACCCTTAGCACAGGCATTGCATGGCAGGCAACCAAAACTGTCTTTGCCTTCTGGAGATCGAGTGTCGTGCATATGGTTTAAAGATCCAAACAAACCGCCTGTCTTAACCCAAGGACCGATAAAATCCACCCTTCATGACTTCAATGAGCCTATATTCACAGGGACCAAACCAGCTACAGTTGTTGAAGCCCTTTACTCATCTGAGAAAGGGACATCTGGGGCACCCATCGTGCAGGGCAAGAATGTCGTTGGAGTGCATATTGGTTCATATACAGCTCAAGACACACCGGCCGTTTTTGTGCCAATAACGGAGTATATGCTGCATCAGCTGGACGCTTTGCGGCCAAAAAACTCCTAGCGTGGTGGCTTTCCAGTTACCCGATCTGGACCCACGAACACGTGATTAAATCTGGGATACCGCAGGGTGCTCTTCATAGGGCACTTGCAGCGTCCTGGCCCTACCTAGGCCAAGTTCGTCACAGTGCAGGCACCACTCGTGATGGAGCAACCCCGGTAGATATGAGAATCCTCCGTGCTATGAAGACACACCCAGCCCCCTTGGGCATTGAGCAGACACATGCCTTGTGCAGGCCAAATGTTGAGGCAGCATACAAGAGTATGGTCAAGTTTTTGAGTGAAGCACCTAGACAATTCAATCGTGCCACTATGACTGTTGCTGCTGATATGCTCTTGTCCTTGTGGCGACCTGCGTGTGCCAACTATCGTGTTTTGACTTTCGACAAAGCGATGGAAACGATTGTCAAAACAAAGTCTTGCGGATGGCCATTTGGTCTACGCTATGCAACTAAGGGTCAGTTCTATGAAGCAGAGAGAGCCCACTGTGATCATGTCTTTGACAGAATGGCCACAGTGTTTGTTCCCACATTCACGACGGTGTTTGTGAAACGAGAGCAGCGCACTCATAAGAAGATTGCTGAGAACGCATTGAGACCCATTGCCAATGTTGACCCGACAGTGGTCATTAATGAAAAGCGCATGATGCAGGACATGCACGAACGCCTTTTCAAGTCTAACATTGACAGCTCCTGTGGAATTGGTTGGACGCCATACTATCGAGGAGCTAGTCGCCTCATGCAACACTTGGCCACTGTTGCTGATGGTGCATTCCTAGGTTGGGACTTTGATGTCAAAGCCATGGATTCGCGAGTATTCTGGTTCATGATGATGCACTTGCTAGAAATACGGTGGGAGCTTCTCCACCCTGCCGACAAGACAGAGGATAACCGTGCTCGTCTTTACAACCTCATGTTGGGGACAGCATTGACAGCATATATCATGCCGGATGGCCGAGTATTCTTGAAAGGGATCAACGGGATTGGCAACAACAGTGGTTGCTTGCAAACAGCAGTGCTCAACACCGCTACAACCCTTATGTTTCTCTTTTACTCATACCTCCAACTGGGCATCCCGCGCACACTGTCTCTGAGAGGAACTCGAAATGTTGTCGGTGGTGACGATGGCATTGTGTCTGTGAACTCCGAGGTCAGAGAGTTTGCAACACCTGAGCAGATAGCGCATGTCCTGTTTACCGACCTGAGTGTCGTACTTGAGTCCACTGAGTGGACCTGGGCACCGGTTCCAGACCGTGTGTTCTATTCTATGAGGTTTGTGTGGAATGAATCAAAGTCCGCTTTTGACTTTATTGTGGACAGGAACAAGTTGTTTTCATCCATGCTTACTGGTCTTACAGGTGTTTATACACCGATCAAACAGCTGACCAGGTTGTGCCAGTTTCGCACATTGACTTGGTCTGACGTCCAGATGAGGCGTTGGATTGAGCACATTATTGCCTGGTGGCATGAGGACAATTTGGACCTTGTGTCAACGCCTGAGTGGGTTCTTGCGATGAAGAGTTATCTTTCAACAGTGCAAGTTGAATCTTTGTTGTATGGCTATGAGCTACCCAGGCAGTCAACATCACCCACGGTTGACATTTTATCAGCTGATACCTTTCAGTTGGAAAGTTTAGACGCAAACACGGAGACTGTCAAATCACTTTTGATTGGTCCCGATCTTTCCACAAACCAAACACTGCAATCAGGCTTTGACACCTTTGTCGAAGCCCTTTCAAACGCGATCAATCCGGATAGGAACGACGGTCGCAAAGTCAACGAAGCGCGAGTTAAGAAGGAACTCGCAAACGAAGCTTTTGAGCAAGAGAAGTCTGAGAATTTGGCCAGAACTGCCAAGATCAAAGCAGAGCGAGACAAACGCTACGCTAACGACATTCCAATGCCTCCTAAAGCAAAAACGAAACCCAAAGTCAAAAGACCACGCACTGCTCCTGCAGCTGGTGGCAACCCCAAAGCCATTTCTAAAGCTATTGCTAAAGCTGAACGCAAGCTTGAAGCAAAGATGGCACCAATGATGGTTGGAAGACCACGTGGTTTGAAGCTTAAACAACCCGTTGTTAAGGAGAAGAAGAACAGCTGTACGATTTCAGGCACCATTTTCTGGTCAGATATTGGTGATTGTACTCAACCTAGGGGCACGTTGCTTGCCTACTTGAATTTCACTCCAGCTGAGTTTCCTGATGACGAGGTGAAGAGTAAGGTCAATTATTATGAGAACTGGACTGGTTGGGCTGAAGTCTGTGCTGACATCAGCGCTCCAAATACCAATCGTGGCAATGTCGCTGCGTTTTGGGATCCAGACCCAGTCGATGATTTGCCAGCTGATGGCAATGCTAGGATCCAGACCGCCTACAGGCACACAAAAGGCAAGTCTTGGCCTCTTGTCAATGGCACACCACACAGGTGGGGGTTCGTTGGAAGCAAGCCTAACCCTAGTGGCTACTACACTGACACTCCAGCATATGCAGACTGCGATGCTGCAGAGAGGCGCCAAAACTTTAGAGCACGCTTTTTCCTACTCGTGAATACGCCTAGTGATTCAGCTGTGAATCCAGGAGAGTTGTCGATCAAGTACTACTTCAAGTTTTGGAACCGTAAGCTTGATGCTCAAACAACCAGCCTGTTGAATACACAGTACTCACGAACATTTACTGGTGATCTACCATTCAACATGGACTCTGCACCTGCTTCATTTGGTGCAATGCCGAATGGTTCCTGGACTATCTTGCCGACTGAGTCGAAAAAGACCAGCAAGAAGGGCGCACCTCTCACTACTTACACTTACACCTACACATTTGACCCACCTATTGATGTGGCTAGCACGACATACATCAACTCAGCTGTGAGCTTCCAGTGTGACGGTCTTTCAGGCATTGATTCAGCCGTTGTCAGCCACACTTTCTCGAGTGGAACTCACGATGACCTTGAAGGAACCACTGTTGATGATTCTTCAGTCTATGCTGGCTGTGTGCAGGCGACACACTGCACGAATGCAGGTGTTATGACTAATGTGTTCTTCCAAATTGTGGCACCAGGAACTGACCTGGATGTGAAGAGCACGAATTCAGTTTTTACATTCAGCGTGACAGGCCTACCGAGTACACTCACAAATAAGAAGGCCTTAGGCCTTGCAAGGCTTGGTCGCATTGCTGATATTGAGAAACAAGTTGCACTTCAGGTGCGTAAATATTTGATGTTGACTCGACAGCCAAAGCTTGAGCTGAAAGAGGATTACGTCAACTTGTCTCCAGTCAAGTCGCACTTGCTGCATGTCCCAAGTGTTCATGCTGCTGCAGGCGCAGGAGCCGGTGCAGGTCCCAAGGATCAAGATTCGCGCCGTGCTTCGTCCCTCAAAGGACTATCAACAAGTCGCTAGCATGTGATTGCTTGCGGCCAATACACCACAAGGGCCTTTTTCCCTAGTGGTGATTGGACCTATTCACTGATATGGAAGATGTACACACGTGGAACTTCCCACTATCAATCAACAAACTTTAGGTTAGTAGACTGTAATGCCAACTACCCCTTTGATATTGTTGGACGAGTGATCAGTTCGAAG